CAACTGGCACGATTACCGCTGAAACTTTGACTTTTGAGGGCGGCGGGTCATTGACCAAAGTGCCAGAGTCTGCCATCAAGCCAATCACTGCGTCTGTGGCTGCCAATGCTCTCACGGTCACACTAAGCGCAACCACACTGGATTTCAGGTCTGCTACCTTGACAAGCGGTACTGTGGTATCGCGGGTAATTTCATCGCCTGTTTCTGTAGTCGTATCGTCAGGATCAACCTTGGGCACTGTTTCGGCAGTGCAGAGCCGCATTGTTGTATTGGCTCTTGACAATGCTGGAACAGTAGAACTGGCGGTTGTCAACATTTCGGGCGGCAATGATTTGACCGAAACTGGTTTGATCAGTACCACTGCTGAAGGCGGGGCCGGCGCAGCGGATAGCGCGTCCACTGTCTATTCGACCACTGCGCGTACAAACTTGGCCTACCGTGTTGTCGGTTACATTGAAAGCACACAAGCTACTGCGGGTACTTGGGCAACTACGCCTAGCACCATTCAAGGGTGCGGTGGTCAGGCTTTGACTGCAATGAGTAGCTTAGGGTATGGGCAGACTTGGCAGACGGTTACTAGGACAAGTGGAACAACTTATTACAACACCACAGGCAAGCCAATTTATCTATTCGTAACTCTCACTACAAACGCCAGCGCAAGCGTCACAATTAACGGAGTAGTAAACAATGTTGGTACTGCAACTGTCGGTACATCAAGCTCTGCCGGATTTGTAATACCTCCTGGGGTTTCATATCTACCGGGCGGCACAAACTTTTCTGGCGCTGCCGAACTTCGCTAAAGGTAAATCATGCACTACAAAGCCCCTGACAACTCATTGCATTTTATTGAACCCGCATTCGCTCATCTCCTTCCCGCAGGCTCAGTTCAGATCACAGACGAAGAAGCGGCGGCCATCTGCGCCGCTAACGCGCCCGTGTTGACTTACGCGCAGAAGCGTGTGCCCGAGTATCCACCGATGGCAGATTACCTTGACGGCATTGTGAAGGGCGACCAAGCGCAAGTGGACGCCTATGTTGCGGCCTGTCTGGCCGTTAAAGCAAAGTATCCTAAACCATGAACGATATAACTCACCGCGAAATCTACGACCGCTTGGTGGCCGTTGAGGGCAAGGTCGATTTGTTGACCGAGAACACCAAAGATGTGACGGCGGCGTTTGCTGCGGCTCGCGGCGCCTTCGTGGTGCTGGAGACACTCAGCAAGCTAGCCAAGCCCCTGCTGTGGCTAGGTGGTCTGCTGGCCGCTGTCGTGACCTTCTGGGATAGCTTTAGAAGCCGCTGAGATGGACGCGCTGCCGCCTCCATTGCCAGCAGCGCAAGCACCCGCCCCAACCTTTGAATGCGTGCGCTGGTCATGGTCATCAGACCGCAAAGAGGTTTGGTGCTTGCAATGGCGTGAGCGAGGCAAGCCTGAACCCAAGAAGGTAGCTGAAAGTGATTGATCCTCTAACAGCCCTTGCCGGTATCCAAGCAGCAGTCGCGCTGATCAAGAAGGTCAGTAAGACTGTTGATGATGTGTCGTCTCTTGGGCCTGTACTGGGTAAATACTTTGACGCAAAGTCTACGGCCACTAAGGCTGTTGTTCAGGCCAAGAAGTCCAAGTCATCGATGGGCACTGCCATTCAGATTGAGATGGCGCTGGATCAGGCCAAGCGTTTTGAGGACGAGTTGCAGCTACTGTTCATGCAGTCCGGCAAGATTGACGTCTGGAACAAGATCAAGTCTAGAGCCGCAGCAATGGATGTTGAGTCTGCCCATGACGCCAGACGTGAGCGTGAGGCTGCGAACAAGCGCAAAGCAGAAATGGATGAGGGCATTGAACTTGTGCTGATGGCAAGTGTCTTTTTAATCTTAATCGGCGCTATCATTTATTTCACCTTGGGCATCCTTGGGCAGCAAAGATGAGCGACGAGCGTTTAAACCTAGTTGACAAGGTGCTGGCGTATGTGTCCAGCCCGTTCAGGCTGTTCGCAATGGTCCTGATGGCCGTCTTGACCTTTGCCGGCTACTTTGTGTACACAAACCAAGAGCTTCTGATTGGTGCGTACAAGGAGTCAAGAAAGATTCCGTCCATTGCAGAGGACCGCGTAGAAGACGCCGCCGCTCATTTGTTCAAGCAATCTGGCGCCCTGGTGGTAGCGGTGTTCAAGGTCAACAGCATGTTCGGCACAAGGGTTCTGTACCGCGCCTACGGCAAGAACGGCAGGGACAAAACCAATGACGGGCTGGACGTTGGCCTGTTTACCCAGAACGCTGCCAACAACAGCGATGTCGTCAAGCTGATGGCAAACGAGATTCCATGCAGCGAATACAAGTCAGCACAGTCGGAGATGGGCTTGTGGTACATCGCCAAGGGCGTGGCCTACACTTGCCGCATCAGCGTGCCACCGGAGCCTGGGCGCTTTGTCGGCCAGATCACGGTCGGATGGGCAACCCAGCCAGAGGACATGGACAGCACCCGCGCCATGTTACAAATCGCAGCAACCATGCTTTCAAGGAGTAAACAATAATGGATTGGTTAAAACAAATTGCGCCCACAATCGCCACGGCGATGGGTGGCCCACTGGCCGGCATGGCCGTGTCGGCTATCAGCAAAGCTATTGGCGTTGACCCCGACAAGGTGGGCGACCTGATCTCCAACAACAAGCTGTCAGCAGAGCAGATTGCTCAGGTCAAGATTGCTGAGATTGAGTTGCAGAAACAGGCGCAAGAACTTGGCCTTAACTTTGAAAAGTTAGAGGTTGAGGACAGGAAGTCTGCAAGAAGCATGCAGGCGGCAACACGCTCAATTGTTCCACCAGTGTTGGCAGCAATCATTACGGTTGGGTTTTTTGGCATTTTGGGGATGATGCTGTTCGGCAAGGTTGACGGCAGCAACCCAACAATCTTGATGATGCTGGGCAGTTTGTCCACCGCTTGGACGGGCATCATTGCCTATTATTTTGGCTCATCCGCTGGATCACAAGCCAAGACAGAGCTTCTTTCTAAGGCAGGGCCAGTGAAATGACACCACACTTCACCCTTGCGGAACTGACCGCTACCAGCCACCGCCAGTTCGACAACACGCCCAACGAGAAAGAACTAGCCAACTTGCAAAAGCTGGCTGAGTTCTTAGAGCAAGTCAAGACCACGCTGGACGGCAAGCCCATTATGATCAACAGCGCTTTCCGATCCAAGCAAGTCAACGACAGCGTAGGCAGCAAGGACACCAGCCAGCACCGTCTAGGCTATGCGGCTGACTTCAAGGTGCCGGGCATGACGCCAGACCAAGTTGTGCGGGCCATCATTGCGTCTGACTTGCAGTTTGACCAGATCATTCGTGAGTTTGACGCCTGGACGCACATCAGCATCAGCCCCTCACCGCGCCGTCAGGCGTTGATCATTGACCGTGTTGGGACTCGGCCTTTCGCATAAGCGCCCGGTACGCTTCAATGGCGTCCTTGAGGTCGCACTGAAGCTGTTGAATCCGGTCATCTTGCTCAACCAGCTTGTCGTTTGCTTGCTGCGCGAACGCCGCTAGGTTTTCTTGAGTCCAAGTTTTGAAGTTTGACATGTTCTTCCGTTGTGAATTTATGGCCGTTGCCGCACTCTCGGCGGCGTAGTGTAAATGAGCCTTTGTTTCGACTATCAATGATGCTAGTCCAGACGTTGCAGATGGGGCACTTCAAGTGTTCTTCTCCTGAATGTCGTAGAACCAATCATCGCCAGCGCTCCACTTGCGGGTGCCGTCAACAGTGTAGAAATCCTTGGCCGCTTGAAAGTCGGGGAACTTTGTCTCGGCGGAAATCAGGCTCTGGTCATACCACAGGCAGCGGTTGTTGGGCTGGCAAGCAAACTGGCCGTTGTCCAACATGATCCAGTTAAACGACTTGTGTTCTTCAGCCTGTTCGGTAAAGCCAGTGTCCAGCGCCATCTCATCAGCGCAGAAGTCTACGGTAAACATGTAGCGCCCAAAGTGCCACTGCTTATCCTTGCCAAGAAACTTTACGCCTAAATTACGCAAGCCGATCTTTTCCACAATGGTGAACTTGTAGCCCATGCAGTCCCACAATTGCAAAGTATCTACAGGCAAGTCGCCGTGGTCATCTTTCCACACATACGCATGGATAGGCAGCTTGTCGTACAACGCGCCATACGCTGGCAACAGTGACTCAATGCGGAACACCTGGCCTCGCAAGGCTTTCAGGCTGACCCAGATGGCTGGCTCTAACTCGCCGTGGCCCTTGGTGAAATTGTACAAGAATTCACGCCTGACAAAGCACTTCAAGGGCGGCAGCGA